GCCAGGATCGACGCGCGGCGATCGAGCGGCAGTACCAGACCCTGATCGAGCGGCTGCGTGCCGAGGGCGACACTGAAGGCGCGGCCACGGTCGGGCGCCTCATCGACGTCAAGGCTGCGGCCGCCGATCTCGCCGCCTATGAGCGGCAGTTCAACGAGGCGCTGGCGCGCATGCGCGCCGCCGAGGAGTCGATCAACCTGCAGCGCCAGTCGGGGCTGCTCACGGAATCCCAGGCCCGCCAGCAGATCCTCGCGCTGCACCGGGAGACCGGGGCGGCGCTGGAAGGACTGTTGCCACAACTGGAGGCCGCCGCCACAGCCATCGGCCCCGAGGCGGCGGCGCGCGTGCAGGCCTGGAAGAACGAGATCGCGCAGGTGAAGCTCGTGGTGGACGACGTGGCGGTCGCCATCGACGGGGCGGTGCAGGACGGCTTCGCGCAGATGTTCGAGGCCATCGGCAGCGGCGCCAAGTCGGCCAAGGACGCCTTCGCCGACTTCGCCCGCTCGGTGCTCGCCGCCATCAACCGCATCGCCTCGCAGAAGCTCGCCGAGGCGCTGTTCGGCAGCCTGTTCGGAGGCGGCGGTGCGGGCGGATTCAGCCTGGGATCGCTGGTCTCGTCGTTGTTCCAGGGCTTCGCCGGCGGCGGCTACGTCACCGGTCCGGGTACCTCCACCAGCGACTCGATCCCGGCGCGGCTCTCCGCCGGCGAGTACGTGCTCAACGCCGCCGCCGTGAAGCGCGTGGGCGTGGCGTTCCTGGAGGCGATCAACGGCATCGAAGGCGGACCGCGCATCCAGGGGCCCCGGCTCGCCTTCGCCACCGGCGGGCTGGTGCCCGAGACGCCGCCCCCGCAACCGCAGGGCCAGGCGGTGCGCATCGTCAACGTGATCGACCCGGCGATGGCCGCCGACTACCTCAACTCGTCCGCGGGCGAGAAGACCATCCTCAACATCCTGCAACGCAACGCCGGCGCGGTGCGACAGGTCCTGCGCTGAAGGCGACGACATGGCATTCGAAATCGGCACCGCCGCCAACCATGTGGATCTCTTCGAACGACTCGTCACGTTCTTGAGCACCGGACTCGGGGCATCGGAGAACTGGCAGGTGCTTCGGCACACCGGGGTCTCCGAGATCGACGCCAGCTCCTTCGTGGTCAACTGGGAACCCTGGACCGCCTTCAAGGGCCCGTACCACGCCCACGCGAACGGCTGGGCGACGGCTGTCGGGCAGTACGCCAACTGCTGGCTGCGCTGGAAGATGGTTCAGCCGTTCGACATCACCCGGCTGAAACTGGTCGGCAGCGCCACCGCGAACCAGTCCCCCAGGGACTTCACCCTGCAATGGTCGGATGACGGGATCACTTGGACCGACCGGAAGGGCTTCACCGGCGTCACCTGGGCCAACAACGAAACGAAGGAGTTCACGATCGATGGCACCTCGCCGGGGGCGAAGTCCCACTGGCGAATCTTCGTCTCGGCCAACGGCGGCAACACCACCAGCACCGTCATCAGGCAGGTGCTGCTGCCCGAATGGCAGATCTACCAGGACTTCAACCACGCGCGCCGGCCGGCGGTTTGGTTCAAGGCGCCGGGCATGACCGGCTTCGATCCGTGCTACATCAACTTCCAGCTGTACGATCGCCCGACCAACGATTACTACAACATCGCCGTCACCGGCTGCACGGGCTTCGTGGGCGCCGCCCAGTTCGACGATCAGCCGGGTGCGCTCACTGCCCTGGCGATCCCGTTGTGGAATCAGCCCATCCCGTATTGGTTCAGCGGCAACGGTCAGCGAGTCATCATCTCGGCCAAGGTCGACACGGCCTACCTCTCGAGCTACGCGGGGAAGATGCTGCCCTTCGGCACTCCCCAGCAGTATCCCTACCCGCTGCTGATCGGCGCGCCGCTGCCGTCCGCCTCAGGGACGCGCTACTCCGACAGCGCCGTGAACCTGCCCTACAAGGGCAATCGGACGACGCTGAAACTGCGCAAGAACGACGGATCGTGGATTCAGCCCCAGGCCTGGCCGTACTCGAAGACGACGACGTTCCGCGACACCAACGGCGCTTACCCCTTGCTGCCGATCACCCTGTACGACACGTCGAACACCTACGGCGTGCTTGACGGCGTCCATTTCGTCACCGGCTTCGGCAATGCGGTCGAGAACACGGTGACCGTGGGGACGGAGACCCACGTCGTCCTGCAGGACGTGACCCGCAACGGGCTGAGCGACTTCTTCGCCATGAGGATCGGGTGATGGCCTATCAGACCGGAGTCATCACCTCGGCCGCAGACCTGGTCGTCGCCATCACGGATTTCGCGGTGGCCAACGGCTGGACGGCCAACGGCAACGTGTTGAGCAAGGGCGGTACCTACATCCGTCTGACGGCGCCGAGCGCTTCCGAGGTCCGCATCGAGGGCGCGAGAAACGGCAACTTCGTCGCGCCCGACCTGTGCGGGCGTCATTCCCGGATCTACAACACCGCGTGGCCGGCCTCGGCCACCTATCACCTCGCGGCGTTCGACAACCCGGATACCGTCTGGTGCACGATCAACTTCGCCGTGACCACTCACCAGCACATCGGCTTCGGCACGGTCGAGAAGTACGGCAACTGGGCCGGCGGCGGATGGTTCCATGCTCAGCACACGCCGGCCTCCGCGGACGGCGGCGTGTGCTCGCTGATCGACGGCTCGCAGCAACCCTACTACCCGAGCAGCCCGAGAGAGTGTGCGCTCTTCTGGAGCCCCTCCATGCGCGACTCCTGGAACGGCTATTACCAGGAGAACGCCGCCAGCAATCTGCACTGCGAACTGCGAGGCTACGTGTGGGAGCCGCCCATCGGGAGCACGGCGATCGGCGTGCATTGCCCGACCATCGTCTCCCCGATCCACAAGTACAACCCGAACGTGTTCAACGGCCAGACGGTGCTGACGCCGTTCCAGTTGTTCCTGCAGAACACGGACGGCCACTACATGAGCATCGGCCACGTCGGCCATCTGCGGTTCGTGCGCCTGACCAACTACAACCCGGGCGACGTGATCGAGCTGGGCACCGACCGCTGGAAGCTCTTTCCCTGGCACATCAAGAACGCGGCCTATCCGGACGGCAAGCAGGTGGCCTACAGCGACGGCAACTACAGCACGGGGCTCCTGGGGGTCGCCGTGCGCTACGACGGGCCCTGATCGTGCCGGCCCTGACCGGGTTCTATCCCACCGCGTTCCTGCAATGGACGCGGGACCACTTGAACGTGGTGCCGCTGGACCAGCTCGGCGACGCCCTCTACGAGGATCGCCGGGCCTCGGCGATCCCCGTCGGTCGATTCGGCCCGCTCACGAACAACGCGCCGGTCGACAGCAGTCCCCGGGCACTTGCCGGCGTGCACGCGCGCAGCTTCGTTGAGGACTACTACTACCGCGTGCACGTGCGGCCGAACCGCATCGACCTCGGCAACACGATGTCGGTGCAGACGCGCGAGGTCGAGGTGTGGAACGCGTGGTTCGAAGCCAACGCGCTGGCCGACATCGTTGCCACCAACGCCGAGGGGATGACCCTGTCCGGTCCCTCGGTGCCGCCGACAAGCTTCGGACCGCTCGAGTCCCGGATCTATGTGCTGTCGGTCACGCCGAACGGGCCGCCCGTCGTCAATGCCGCATTCCGCTTCGACTTCGCGCTCGACGACCCGATCCTGCGGGCGCTCGGTCGCCGGATCGTGGGCTGGGTCTTCGCGCCGGATTGGAGCGAGCCCGTCATCGAGCGGCTGGAGTGGATGACCGACGTGATGGAGTCCCATGTCGGCGTCGAACAGCGGGTACGACTGCGCGCCGAGCCGCGCCGAAGCTTCGAGTACCGCGTACTGCTGGGCTCCGATCAGGCGCGCGTTCAGATGGAGAACCGGCTGATCTCCTGGCAGGCGCGCGTGTATGGACTGCCGGTCTGGACCGATGCCTCGATCACCGCCAGCGCCATCCCGGCCGGAGCGACGAGCCTCGCCGTTTCGACGGCGAACAAGGATTTCGTGGTCGGCGGCATCGTGGGGCTGGTGAATGGATTGCGCTCCGAGTTCGCGGAAATCACCGCCGTGACCGCGAACTCGATGACGCTCAATGATCCGATCGCCAACGACTGGCCGGCCGGGACCAAGATCGTGCCGGTGCGATCGGCCCGGGTGCAGAACGACCTGGGCGTGGCTTACCTGACCGACGCGATCGCGGCCTCCCGGCCTCAGTTTCAACTGGAAGAGGAATGGCCGATCACGCCCGCCTCCGAGTCGCAGGACTACCTCGGCTACCCGGTGATGCTGACGCCGCCCAACTGGACGGAGGATCTAGAAGGCCGGTTCGGGCGGAAATGGCACGACCTCGACTACCTGACCGGCCGTCGCGTGATCGATGACCTGTCCGGTGTGGCAGGTGTGAACCGGACGCACCGGTGGCTACTCGTGGGTCGCGCCGCCGTCGCAGCCTTTCGCGCGTGGCTCGCGGCCCGGGCGGGCAAGCTGAAGCCGTTCTGGTTGCCGAGCTTCCAGTCGGACCTCGCGGTCGTCGCGCCGGTCGGCGGCACCGACGCCTTTCTGACCGTGGAGAACCGCGGCTACGCCGAGGGGCCGGTGGCGGCGGTCGGCCGGCGCGATCTCCTGATCACCACCGTTTCGGGGGCGAGGTTCTATCGCCGCATCACCGCCGCCTCCGAGATCGATGCCGCGAGCGAGATGGTCGCGATCGACGGCACGCTCGGCACCACGCTGCAGCCCCACCAGTTCCAGCGGATCTCCTTTATGCACCTGGTTCGGCTGGACACCGACAACGTGGAGATCGCGCACGTCACCGACGAGGTGGCCGAGGTCGTGCTGCCCTTGCGAAGCCTCCGGGACGACCTATGACCTACGCAGACCGGGAGGTTTCGACCGATGCCGCCAGCCCCGTCGAACTCTACGAGTTTCGGCGCGGTTCGAACGCGTGGCGCTATACCAGCGCATCGCAGGACGTCGTCTATAACGCCTTCAACTACACCGCCGTGCTCCTCAAGCGGGGAAGCATCGAGCAGACCAATGAGATCGGGCGCGCGGGGCTGCGGATCACCCTGGCCCGGGACGTTGAAGTCGTCGGTGAGTTCATCGCGACCCCGCCGTCCGAGGTGACGTTGCTGACGGTGTATCGGCAGCACCGCGGTGACCCCGAGACGGCGGTGGTCTGGATGGGGCGCGTGCTCAACGCCGAATGGCGGGGCTCCGAGGTCGAGCTCAACTGCGAGCCGGTCTACACGAGCCTGCAGCGCACCGGGCTGCGGCGGCTGTACCAGCGCAACTGCCCGCACGTGCTCTACGGCGGCCTCTGCCAGGCGAGCCCCATCGTCCATCGGGTGCAGGGAACGGTCGGGTCCATCGCCGGAACGGTCGTCAGCGTGCCGGCCGCCGCCGGTTTCCCGCCCGGCCATTTCGCCGGCGGTTTCGCCACCTGGTCGGCCAGCGGCATCACCGAGAAGCGGATGATCCTGGCCCATTCGGCCGACAGCATCACCCTCGCGGCGGCACCGCCGGGACTCTCGGTCGGCGCAACCGTCGCGCTCTATCCAGGATGCGATCACACCCTGAGCACCTGCGAGAGCAAGTTCGGCAACAGCGCCAACTTCGGCGGCTTTCCGTTCATTCCGACCAAGAACCCCTTCGGGGGAAGTCCGATTTACTGAGCGTGTCCCATGCCCTGGATGCAAATCGTCGTCTGGATCGTCACGGCGCTGATCCAGTATGCCCTCGCGCCCAAGCCGCCCCAGCCACAGGCCGCCGAGCTCAAGGACTTCGATGCGCCGACCGCCGACGAGGGGCGTCCCGTGCCGGTGGTGTTCGGTACCGTGCTGGTGAAGAGCGCCAACGTCGTGTGGTACGGCGACCTGCGCACGACGCCGATCAAGTCCAAGGGCGGCAAGAAATGAACGAGCTGATCGTGACCCATGCCGACATGCGTTCCCTCGGGTACTGCAACCGGGGCGCCCGGGAATGGTTCGCCCGTCACGGGCTCGATTGGCCGCGTTTCATCGACGAGGGATTGCCCGCGGACGTGCTGCTCGCCACCGGCGACAGCATGGCCCAGGACGTGGTGCAAGTGGCCAGCGGACGGATGCATGCCGGAGGAGAGGATGGGCGGTAGCAGCAAGAGCGTCACGGTCGGCTATCGCTACTACCTGGGCATGCATCTGGCGATCTGCCATGGGCCGGTCGACGCCGTCACCGAGATCCAGGTCGGCGAGCGGCAGGCCTGGAGCGGCAACCTCACGGCCAGCGGGCGCATCACGGTCAATGCGTCCGAGCTCTTCGGCGGTGAAAAGCGCGAGGGTGGGATCTCGGGCGCGGTGGATGCGGCCTTCGGGGAATCGACGCAGGGCGCGAACGACTACCTGGCGTCGACGATCGGAACCCCGCAGCCGGCGTATCGCGGCCTCCTGAGCCTGATCCTGCGCCAAGTCTATATCGCCGCCAACAACCCCTACATCAAGCCTTGGGCGGTGCGCGTGAAGCGCTGCTTTCGGGCTTGGTACTCGACCAAGGCGGAAATCTCGGGCGCGGCCAATCCGGCGCACATCCTCTACGAGTGCCTGACGAACTCCGCCTGGGGCATGGGGTATCCGTCGGTGAGCATCGACGACGCGAGCTTCAAGGCGGCCGCCGATACGCTCTCGTCCGAGGGGTTCGGGCTGAACCTGATCTGGCTGCAGCAGAGCACGATCGAGCAGTTCGTGCGCGAGGTGCTGGATCACATCGGGGGCGTGCTGACCACCTCGCCCTCGACCGGACGCTTCGTGCTCAAGCTGGTACGGGCGAACTATGCGGTAGCGAGCCTGCCGGTGCTCGATCCCACCAACGTGATCGAACTGGAGAGCTTTCAACGCGCGGCGTGGGGCGAGACGACCAATGAGCTGGTGCTCATCTACACCAAGTCGGACACGTTCAAGGAAACCAGCATCACGGTGCAGGACCTGGCCAACATCCAGGCCCAGGGCGCGGTGGTGTCGCAGACGCGGCGTTATCCCGGCATCACCTCCGATGCCCTGGCAGCCCGCGTGGCGATGCGCGACCTGGCGGCAGTATCCACGCCGCTCGCCAAGGTGCGGCTGAAGGTCAATCGACGGGCCTGGAGTCTGACGCCCGGGGACGTGTTCAAGCTCTCCTGGCCGACGCTCGGCATCGAGAACCTGGTGATGCGTATCGCCGCCATCGACGGCGGCACGCTCACGCAGGGGGCGATCGGCATCGACGCTGTCGAGGATGTCTTCGGTCTGCCGCAGGCGAGCTACACAGCACCGCAACCGCCGGGGTGGACCGATCCGGTGCCGGCGCCCTCGGCGACGACGCCGCGACGCCTCGTCGAGGCGCCGTACTGGGACATCGCGCGCGCCATGACCGCGTCGGAACTCGCCTACCTGGATGCCACCGACTGCTATTTGCAGACCCTTGGCGGGCGCCCGGCATCCGGGGCGCTCAACTACGACCTGTACAGCAAGACCAGCTCGGCCTCGACCTACAACCTGAGAGGCCAGGGGGAGTTCTGCCCCCATGCCGTGCTCGCGGTAGATGTCGGCCAGGCAGTGACCAGCACGATCACTTACAACGCCCAGACCGACATCGACCTGATCACCGTCGGCGGGTACGCCTACCTCGATGACGAGGTGGTGGCCGTCACCGCGATCAACACGACGACCAAGAGCCTGACAGTGAATCGCGGCGTGCTCGATACCGTGCCGGTGGCCCATGCGAGCGGCAGCCGGATCTGGTTCGCGGACGGTTTCCAAGGGGTCGACCCGACCGAGTACGCCGCCGGCGAAACGGTGAACGCACGCCTCCTGACGGTCACGGGCAAGGGTACGCTGGCGCTGGCATCGGCTCCGACGGATTCCCTGGCGATGAACCGGCGGCAAAACCGACCCTACCCACCGGGCAACGTCAAGATCAACAACGTGGCCTATCCGGCGGTGGCCAAGGGCGACTTGGTGATCTCCTGGGCGCACCGCGATCGGCTGAGCCAGACCGTGAGCCTCGTGCCCCAGACCAACGGCAACATCGGCCCCGAAGCCGGCGTGACCTACACGCTGCGCATCTACGGGGAGGCGGGCAGCCTGCGCCGCACCTACAGCGGCCTGACCGGTACCAGCCAGACCTACACCCTGGCCGACGACACGGCCGACTCCGGCCTCGGCCGCCCCAATGCGCGGCTTCGCATCGAGCTCGAGTCCAACCGCTCGGGCGTGATCAGCCTGCAGAAACACTCGGTCGCGTTCGAGCGCGCCGGCTACGGACTTTCCTACGACAAATACTACGGAGGCATCTGATGCCCGCAGTCACCGATCCGAACCTCGGACTCAATTACGGCTGGACGCTCGGCGAAAGCGGCTGGGCCGCCGGCATGGACGCCAACCTGAAACGGCTGGGTGCCGTCGTCAGCCTGTCGGTCATAGACCGCGACCTGGCGACACCGCCGGCCAGTCCCGCGAATGGTGATCGCTACATCATCCCGGTCGGTGCTACCGGCGCGTGGGCAGGTCGCACCGACCAGATCGCGGTGCGCATCGTGGGCGCGTGGGAGTACCACATCCCCAAGATCGGCTGGACCTGCTTCGTCGAGGACGAGAGCGTGCTCTCCGTCTACAAGGCGACCGGCTGGAGCCCCGGCATCGCCGTCTGATCGCCTTTCATCCCGTCATCAACCGAACCCGCCGCCCGGCGGGTTCTTCGTTTCTGGAGACCAATAGTGAGCCCACCCACCCTGCAAGACGGCATGGTCGTCATGCCGCGCGATGAATTCGAGGAGCTGCTCGCACGCGCAGCCGAACGCGGCGCGAGGCGCGCCCTGGCCGACGTCGGCCTCGACGGCGAGGACGCCGCCCACGACATCCGCGAGCTGCGCGGCCTGCTCGAAGCCTTCAACGCCGCCAAGCACACCGCATGGCAGACCGTGGTCCGGCTCATCACCACCGGATTCCTCCTGGCCCTGGTCGCAGGCGCCGTCATCAAGCTCAAGGTGTTCGGAGGTGGCCAATGATCGAGACCCTGCTCGGCGGCCTCCTCGGCGGGGCCTTCCGCCTGGCACCCGAGATCCTCAAGTGGCTCGACCGCAAGGGCGAGCGCAGCCACGAGCTGGCGATGCAGGACAAGGCGCTGGAGTTCGAGAAGCTGCGCGGCGCCCAGCGCATGGCCGAGATCGGCGCCGCCGGCGAGGCCGCCTGGAACAGCGGTGCGGTCGAGGCCTTGCGCGAGGCCGTCGCCGCCCAGGGCCAGCGGTCCGGCGTCCGGTGGGCCGATGCGCTCTCCACC